CAAAACTCCAGCTTTTTTACTTCCGATTACAACAGGGACAATTCGAATAACTTCACCGGTTACTGGAAAACCTAAATCATCCACTCCGATGTTTTTTTTATCTTTAAAAACAGCATAAGTCAGACCTCTTGCTTTACTGGTGATCAGGAATTTTTCCAGCCCATTTATTGTTTTTGTTAGCGAATTGATTGCCTCTCCGGTAGTTCGTATAAGCCTATGATGAACCTTCCCGTACGTTTTCCCCAAAACGCCGCCGAGTTCAATTCGGGCCATGACCTCAGACATATTTTTTCTCCATAAAAAAAGCCACCCGAAGGTGGCTTAGTTTATTTTAATATTTTAAAGGCATGACCTGGCGGCCGTTGCCCAGTGATCATTCCATCCTTTTGCAACGGCATAGACTTTAATATCGCTCCCGCCGCGCTCTGATTTATCGATATTTACTACCGAAAGAGCACCAAAAATATCATCCGATGCTGTTATTTTATAACCTGACTCGGTAGGTACACTGGAGCTTGAAGATCGAAGTTCTACCCATTTGGGTGCTAAGCATCTGTTAACCTGATCGGCACTCTTGGAGGTGTGCTCTGATAAAATAGGCTTTTGGGACTCTAGAGAATTTACAGAGCAGCCAGCCAAACCAATAACTAGCAGCAAGAGTAGCTTTTTCATTTTCATGCTCCTTTGAAATTTCGTAAAGGTTAGCACAGAGATTTGTAACGTAGAATCTTCATCGTTCGTTCTTGCCAGTATCCACCATACGGCACGCGCTGACTCAGGTGACCGTACAGATGGTGCAGCAGCATATTGCCCTCCAGCAGTATACCCGCGTGGTTCCACTTATCAGCCTGCACCTGCATGATCACCATATCGCCAGGTTTCGGCGGCCCGTCGAATTCACGGAATCCGCACTCGTGCCAGCAATCCTGATAGAAGTTGTCCAGATATTCCTTTTCCCACCAGGGGTAATCAACCCGGTAATCGTGGAGTTCGATACCATGCGTTTGCCGGAAATAGCTCATTACCAGCCCCCAGCAGTCAAAGTGACCAAGCACAAACGGACGCTCCAGCAGTGGCAGCTCTCCGCGCGGCTGAATGGTGCGTAAATCCCCCTCGGGCCAGCTCACGATATGCCAGGGTAACAGCGTTGCGTCGCATTGCGCTTTATCCAGTTCGCTCGGCTGTGTAGTGGCGTCAGGGTGGCTGTGAACGATGGCGATCACCGTACCCCAGTCCTCAGCGGCTGCGTAATCTTCGGGGCAAAGGACAAAATTGTCCTCCGGCGCCGCGGCAAGATTCCGGCAAGGAAAATAACGTTCAACGCGGCTTTTCTGCGCCACCACACCACAGCACTCACGAGGATATTCAGCGGCTGCATGCGCCATAATCGCATCAATGGTTTTCTGACGCATATCAGCTCCTGATCAGCGACGTACCGGGGAACCCACCAAACGAGAGTTCGTTGCTTTCACCGAACCGAAGTTTGCAGGCCGTCAGCGTGCCGTTGCATTCATCCAGTGACGGATCGCTTACCGGGTTGTTGTTTTTGTCGAAATAGCGCGTACCGGCATAGTCGCAGCCATCGCCGGTGCGGTACTTGTTACGGATGCACCAGGTGCACAACGAATGGAGCTGGCGCGTAGGTATCATCAGCCCCTGCAGATCCATTGGGCTGGAGAGGGTGAATTCGACTACCTCGTTTGTTTCGCTACTCTTTGAATCGATGTAGAAAACCTTCAGCTTTTCCTGGGTCGGATCGGCTGTCGGGTTACCCCCGGTGAAGTTTTTCGCATCGAGATATTTACCCAGGGTGTCGTGTATCGTCACCTTCGCCTGCAGCATATCGTCGTAAGCCAGGCAAAGGGCGGTGATCGAGCTGTCGAGGTTAGCAACCGAAAGTTTTGGTTGCGCACTACTTCCCGAAGTAGAAGCCTCGATCCCCTCAATCTGGCATGGCCA